CTACGCCGCCCGCGGCAAAGCCGAGCGCAGGCGGGACATCAGGGCGCGGCGTGCGGTCACGGGGAGCAGGTTTTGCACCTCGGCGGCAAGCGCGTATGCGTTTTCGCGCGCCTTGTCGAGATTGCTGACCCGGTTCGGGTCCATCATCTGCAGGGTGCCGCCGCACTCGAAGATTTCGCGATAGGCAACACGCTCCACGATCGGCGTATCGAGGACCGAAACGCCGCGGGAGGCGAGCAGCGCCTTGATCGTCTGCAGCGCCCGCGTCGTCACCAGCGAATTGACGCGCGTCAAGACGACCGAGTGGTTGATGCGCACCCTCGCCTTCTCGCCGATATGGCGGATAAGTTCAAGAATCTGTACGGCGCCACGCGCGTCCATGGCGCAGCCCTGAACCGGTATCAGCACATGATCGGACAGCCCCAGCGCCAACGCGACGATCGCATCCTTGGCGCCGGCGAGATCGATGACGATGAAATCGGCCTCACCCTTGAGCTCGCGGATATGACAGGGAAGCGAAGCCGGAGTGACGTGCGAAATCACCTCGAGATTGGCGACACGGCCGGACACTTCGGACCAGCTCGTGATCCAGCGCTGCGGATCGGCGTCCAATACCACGACGCGATTCCCCTGCCTCGCCAGTTCCGTCGACAGGATCAGCGCCGCGGTCGTCTTTCCCGCACCGCCCTTTGCATTGGCGAATGTGATGACCGCCATTTCTCTCACCTCGTCCTTGCTCGTTTCCGGTCCGCCCAGCTTTGCCCGACGCGCGGTTTTCTTAATAGAACCTTGCAGAACATGGTTAACGAAATGTTACCCATGGAGTATGTATTTTCAATCCGTTAACGATTTGGTTTCCAGATTTGGTTTCTGATACGTTCATGGGCATTCTGGAAACCTTCCCCCGCCCGAAAAAGAAAAAGCCCGCCCCGGCGTGAAGCCAAAGGCGGGACAGTTAGGCGCGGGCCGCCGGGCGAGGTTTGCCTAGCCCGCGCCGGGAGGAATGATCAGCGAGGGGCGGCCGGCGTCGCCGCCTCGATCCGCTGGAGGGTCTGATTGGTCAACGCGATCTGCGTCGATATCGATGACAGCTGATTGCGGAAATCGGAGAACTGATTGCTGTAGCTTTCGGTAATCCGGCCTATCCGGGTATCGAGTGCCTCAATGCCTTTTTCGTTCGCCGTAATGCGGTATTCGATCTGGTCCAGCTTGGCGAGGTTGGCGCGGAGGGTCGAAATCTGAGACTCCACCACGGCATCATGCGAGCGCACGCTGGCCTGCAAATCGCGGTGCACGCCTTCATGTTGAATGCGCCATTCTTCCAGATCGGACAGCGCCGCTTGCGAGGCGCCCCACGCGATGCCGATAAAGACGAACGTCGCGAGGAACCCGGCGACCGAAACCACCGTGTTGATATTGATCGTCCGGGTATCGACGTCGAATGTCATCACACGCTGACTTCTAACAGCGGCAAAGCCCGCAAGAGGATAACGAGAACGGCGATGACGATCACGATATATTCGGCCCATTGACCGAACGGCGCCGGGATGAATGGCGCCCGCCGGATCAGGAAAATAATTAGCCCGGCGATCAGCCCGACGACGAGAATCGTGATCGCCAAGGCAATCAGTGCCTCAATCATTGCGGCCTCCTATTTCCAGCACTTCTGCGCGCGCCCGAAAGCGTTGGTGCTGGCAACGCCTTGGCCGGTTGGAACTAGATCGGGATCGCTGGCCAGCTTAACGGCGCCGGCCGGGGTGACGGGTATCTTCCTCCACCCCGCGCAATTGCTGGCATTCGTCGTGCACCCCGCCACCAAGAAGCTCATTGCAAAGAGCAATGCCGTCCAAGCCTTGAATCCTTTCATCAATCCGCTCCCTTTTCTCGATTGCGCGGATGGTATCTTTCAGCTGATCGGCGCGGATATCGGCGCGGCCTTTCCAATAGCCGACGCCGAAAAGCGCGACGGCGATCGCCGCGACGCCGATCCACTTTCCCCATGGGCCGGTAAGCAAAGCGATCATGCCGGCACCGCATCAAGCGCGTCGGCCAGCTGCGCCGCGCGCCGCTTCGCATACCAGCGATAGGCGATCCCGCCAGCCGCAAGGCCGGCGCCGGAAACGGCCAGCACGACGACGAGCGTGGTGATCCAATTGCCGGCCGCGCTGAACGGCGTCAGCTGATCCTGTAGGGTTTGAAGCGTGCCAGCGATTCCGCCCGCCCCGATCCCGCCGCCGGTTGCCGCATCGGCTGGCGCTCGCGACGGCGCCTTGCGGGCGTCCTCGATCGTCGCCTTTGTCTCGGCGCCGGCAATATGGACGGCCACGACATCCTTGCGGCCGGCGGCCTCGGCCTTGCCGATAGCGCGCACGTTCTGAACGCGCCTCGTCCAGCCGCCGGCAAAGACCGGCCAGGGCTCAAGGGCTTTCAGGAAGGCCATGCGCCGATCGCAAATCCGGTCGATCAGCGCGTCGTGATCCTCGGTCGCCTCAAGCGCGGCGAAAGTGGCCAGCCCGATCACCCCGTCGATCTGGCCGCGATAAGCCGAGCCGAGCGCCCGCTGTAGCCACTTGATGGATTGCTTCGGCCCGGAATTCACCGCGCCGTCGAACACGACATAATCAACCCCCACCGGCAGCTTGTCGCCCTTGATCGCGTCCCAATACTGGCGGCGATAGATCGCGTCGCGCTCTGGCGCGGTCAATTTCTGGACCGAGCGCGGCGCCATTTTCTTGCTGCGCCGATAGGCATCATATGTCCGCTGTATAATGCCCTGATTGGTGGCGCCGCCGGGGTCGCGCGGATGATTTACATACCCGCCCTCATGGACGAGCACCCGCGCCAGCGCCGCTTTGAAGCTGCTGGTCGCCATGATTTCTCCGATTGATTGGATTAGCCGACGCGGAACTCAAAGAACCCGTCGTGAATCAGCCCCCGCCCGAGCCCCTCATTGATGCCGCCCCGCACCGGATGCGGCGCCGAGGGCTGCGCCCAAAACTTGTCTTGCGTCCATGTGCTCGGGATTTTCATTTCATGCATGATCAGCCAGAAGCCGTTCGGCCGCTTTTGCATGCGGAAGCGTGGGACAGAGTCCAGATACGCGCCCCATGCGTCGGCGTCGTCCAGCTCGCCCGCGACGATATCGAACCACGTCCACCAATAGTCCGCCTCGTCGGGCCGGCGGTTGCCGATCACCGCCGAGATCACATCGGCGGCGGGCTTGACGAAGCCGCCGCGCCGGAAAATCTTCTCGGTCCCGGCTGTGAAGGTGCGCAGCTGGCCGACCGCCGCGCCCTCGGCATCCACCCTAATATTCTGAGCCGATGTGCCGCCGAACATGCCGGGCAGGCCGGAAATCAGATCGATGTCGTTAAGCTCCCATCCGGTGTTTAGGACGTTCGGCGATGTGAGCAAATTCGGCAGCGGCGTGGCCGGCTCCATAGCGCCGGGCGTAAAGAATACCTGCGTCGCCGGAAGCGCATTGCCGAGGAAATCCTCGGTCGGGCGGGCAATGCCGAATTCCGCGTTGATATCCATTCCGACGCCATAGAGCGGCGAGTCGTCGGCCGGGCGGAAATCCTCGGGGTCGGTCCCGGAGTCATTCACCAGCTGCGGGTTATCGACAAAGATGGTGTGGGTGCCGTGCAGGAATTCCTTGTTGCCCGAGGCCGAAATCCATTGATCGACGGTCTCCCAATCAAAGCCGAATGCCCGCATCGCGGTGCCCTGGACGGAGTGGAAGCAATTGCCGTGGATTTGCATTGCGGTCGTCCGCACGTCGCACAGCAGCCCGGCGCCTTTCTGGAGAAAGATATTGTTGGCGATGACGCCGGTCGCATGGCTGAAATCGACGCCGCCGAAGGTCTGGATAGAAAGGCATGTCGGCGAGAACGCCCCGACAGTATCGACAACAATGGTGTTGTTGTAGACGCGGATGTTCTGAAAGTCCGAAGCGACCGGCCGCATGGTGCCGATGAACATCCCGAATTCCGAGCGGACGGTCTGGCCATCGCGCACCGACAGATTATAGCGGGCGACATTGTTGGAATAATCGAGCAGCTTGTTTGCCGGATAGGCCGTATCGTCGAATGAGAAAATGATGATGCCGGGGCCGGTGCATCCCATCGAGAAATTGTATTCGAGAACGCAATCCTTGCAGCCGCCGTCCAGATCGAAGCCGCCGCCATCCGATCGCGCCGAGCGCTGCCGCAGCACCGTGTTCTTGCGGATCACGACGCCGATCGCGTCCCACGCCCATATGCCGACCGGGCCGGCTTGGTTGGTGGAGTTTTCGCCGCAGTCCTCGGCAAGATTGTTTTCGACGAGGCCGCCCTCGGTCTGCGCGACGATGATCCCGGACCCGACGTGATTGGGCGCGTCCCGCTTGCCCTTGCAGCGGCGAACGGTGTTGCCGGTGACCACAACATCCCGGTGCGATGCGGGATAGGTCGCCAGCCCCCAAAAATCCGCCTCCTCGGCCGCGACGATGATGCCGCCAGTATGGCCGCGCTCGTCGTTCTGCGTGCAATCCTCAACGATATTGTTGGTGATCTGGAGTCCGGTAAGCCCGGACGGATAATTCGCGACTGTCGCGAAAATGCCGTTGCGGCCATAGCCGCGCACCTCGCAACCATCGATCACCACGTCATCGACCTGAATGCCCTCGGCATGGCTGTTGATTGCCCGGATGCCGTGGGTGCCGTTGACCGTCGTGCCCGATCCCTGCGCAATCAGCCGGCGGACTTGGGCGCTATCGGCATTGTCCAGCAGGACCGCCTCGGAATTGCCAGAGCTAATAGTCGCCTTGCCGGTGCCATAGGAATTATAGACGCAGCCGGGCCGAGCAAGCAGCGTTCCGGTGAAGGTATCGCCGCCCCGGAAATAGAGCGTCTTGCCGGCCCTCGCTACGGCGTTCGCCATCTTGAGCGTCTTGAACGGGGCGGCCTGCGTCCCGGCGCCGGTATCATCATTGCCGGCGGCCGAGAAATAGATCGCGGCGGGCAGCGAGTCGAAGTTCGGTTGCCAGATGATGTCTTCGCCGAGATAGACGCGCGCGACCTGACTGGCGCCGACCCGGAGATCGGCGATCTCAGCGCTGCCGAGGTTGATCACACCGGAGTCCTCCTGCCGATCGCCCAATCAACGAAGCGGTCAAACTCGCCGGGCTCCATGGTGGTGGTGTCGACTATGACGACATCCCGGATAATGCTGTCGCAATATTCGGTGGGCGCCGCCAAGGCATCGGCCCCGATCCGGGTCCGCCCGGCCTCGGTGCGCAAAGCCAGCGTGTTGACGCCGGCAAACTCTTCCTCGATCGCCACGGTCGTATTCACATCACCGAAAAAGGCGGTGACGGCATGGATGCCGGAAAAGTTCTGTGTGCCTTCATAGATCGGATAAGTCGAAAAGGTGTTGCCGATATCCGCCGCCGCGCGATTGACGCCCGCGACGACAAGGCGCTGGACCTTGCGTTGCGTGAAAGCGGTGTTGCCATAGGAAAAGAGGGTCTTTGGCACGGTCGCGCTGGCCGGCGAAAGCTGGTCGCAGACGATCAGCACCGCGCCCTCGTCGCCCTCGATCGGCCATGGCGAAGTGCTCATCGACAGATAGGTCTGGTCGGCGGAGGAGAACTGGACGCCCGGCGATGCGGCGAAGCTGGTGGCCGAATAGACCGGCCGCCGGGCGTCGGTGCCCTGCGCCATGGCGTGGCCGGCGATCTGGTCGCGCCATTGCGAAACCTTGCCGCCGACAAGCGTCAGCGACGAGGCATCATCGGCGCGCCACCATGCCAAGGTCGAGAGGGACCCGAGCGGATAGGAGCCCGGCGGATAAACAATCTCATCGCCAAGATAGGCGCGGCTGATCAGATCGCTGCCCACGTGGAGGGCGGCGACCTTGCCGGTTCCGACATACATGGAGGGGGCCTAGCCGACGATGATATAGAGCGTGTTGGCGTCTTTGGTGCCGAGCGCATTGTATTGCGCCTGCGTCAGTTTGACGATCGTGGAGACGGCGGTGGACCCTACCCGCTCCATTCCCCACTCGCGGATCAGCGCTTTTTCGGGATCATAGGGACCGGAAGACGGAACGCCGTCCACATTGAAATCGCGCCAGATTTCGTTTGCCGTAGCCATTCGATTTCTCCCTTATCAGATGATTGTTGCGGTCACCGGGCCGGATGGCGGCCCTTCGACAAGCGAGGCGCTTTCGGGGATCGCGTAGTAATCCCACATGCCCTGCGGCGCGCATGTGCCGGTTTCCACGAAGATCACGGCGTCATCGATCGAGCCGCCGAAGTCGGTGGATGCGTCCACCTGGAACGTGGTGTTTCCGCTGCCGGCGGTCAGCTTGAACAGCTTCCGGCCGTTGTCCCAAAGCCACTCGCCATCAACGGCGGTGCCGCCGGTCAGCCGGGTCTGGATGGCCCCGGCGTCGTAATCGAGCAGCGTGTAGGCGATGCGATAGACGGTGCCCGCCGCCAGCGTGACCGCCTGAGAGATGCCGCCATAAACGCCGAGCGCATGCGTGGCCTTGCCGCTGGCGATCGCCCACCCGGCCGTCGTTGTCCAATCGGAGGTGCTGGAAAAATCAGCGTTGGCGAGCAGATTGGTGCGCGTCGCGTCGCCATCGGTCAGCGCTATCGTATCATTCGGCGCGGCCGATATCCGGGTAAGGAAATGCGTGGTCTTGTTCAGCGTCACGCCAAACGGCACGCGGTAGATGGCGATGGTGTTGAGGTTGCCGTCAAGGGTCGCGGTATCGAAATTGAGCGTCGCTCGGCCCAACCCGCCGGCCACCGTAAAGGAGTCAAGCGCCGCCGGATCGCCGCTCGGCGTGCCCAGTGCACTCGCCGACCAAACGCCCTCCAAGCCGCGCTCGGTCACATAGCGGAGTTGGAATTCATATTGGACGTTCTCTGTTAGCGCCGGGGTCGTGAAGGTGGACGCGGCATTGGCCAGCACGCCCGACTCCGTCCACGTGCTCTGGTTGGTCCGCTTCCAGCGCGCCTCAATATTGAGGATCGGCGATGGCGACGGCTCAAAGGAAAGCTCGGCGGCCATGCCGACGAAGGTCACGGTCGGCGGGTCGGGCACCGGGATTTCGTCGTCGGTCTCGGAATTCTCGGATACCGGCGCGTCGCCCTGTTCCTGATCCGGGTCCCATGAATAGGCGGTGGCCGGCATCGAGTGCACCTGAATGGTGACGCCGACCAGAAGCCCGCCCTCATCGATGACAAAGCGGAAATCGTCCACCTCGAAAACCGAATTGATGCCGAGCAGCGGATAATCGATCCGAACGAACCGTTCGCCGAAGGCGGCAAGGCCGCGCAGGTTGCATTGAAAGGTGGCAATCCATGCGGGATTCGCCCGCCACGCCGCCAGCTTCATCAGCCGCCGGGCTTGGCTATGGCTTGGCGCCATATTCAGCTGAACGTCCTGCTCGATCTCGCCCCGGAGGGATACGTCCTCGGCATCGACCCACGGATCGGCGTCAGCCGCCTGATAATCCTGCGAGGGATCAAGAAACGTGGCGCGGATGGTGTTTGCGGTCGTCAGGATATCGCGGCCACGGCCAAGCTCGGAAAAGCCGGTGATCGCGTCGTTATCAAGGACCACCGCCGGCTCGGCCCACGTTCCGATATCCAGCGTCAGCCCGCCGTCAGCGGTCGGCACCAACCGGCCATCGCAAGCGGCCAGCATGCGGCTCAGCACGTCGGCCGGCCGCTCGTCCATCTGATAGGAGCCCCAAAGGCGATAGCGCGGCTCGGACAATCCGCCCTTGAGCGGGACAGTTTCCGCCGCCCGCGTGAAAGCCGTGCGCCAGCCCGCGTGCGCCTTGGCGGTGGCGACGAACTTCTCCGGGAGCCGCATGCCGTCCTGATGCGTCATATAATCCCGGATCACCGCAGCGGCATTGTCGCTCCATGCGGTCGCCCCGGTTATCGGATTCTTGACCTTTGCGCCCCGGAAGACGAGACGGACGGTGGTGTTGATGCCGTTCGGGAAATTGCGGAGGTAGTTTTTCTGCTCGACCGCATATTGCGTCACGAAAACCGACGCCACGCCGTCGCCGCGATGCTCGGCGGTCCAGCTTTCCGGGAAGACGGCGGCAAGCTCGTCGTAATAGGACTCGGTGGCTTTGCCGAGGCGCGCGCGGAGCCGAACATTCGTCCCGGTCTTGCCGGTCACTGCATCGGGCGTGACCTGCTTATCATCAATCCAATATTCTTCGATTGCATCAATCGCCCCTGCCCGATCGCAATGACCTTGTAGAAATGGCCGCCCTTGGCCTCGGCAAAGACCCATGTCCCGGAGGCTTTCGCCCGGCCGTAATGGCGGACCCTTGGCGCGGTCGCTTGCCGGAACGATTGCTGCACGTCCTCGGGCTTGGGTTGCTTCGGCCTGTTGAACGCGCTGACCAGATAGGACAGGCCGATGGACAGACCGAGTTTCAGCAAGGCGGTGCCGATGGCGGTCGAGCCGATCGCCCCGAACAATCCGGCGACGGTGGAGGCAATCCCTGATACGGCGGCGCCGATCGCCCCGATAATGCCCACTACCGCCGCAGGCATTCGATCCTCCAAGCCTTCCAAAGCGCGGCCGGCGGGACGCCGATCAGGCCGCCCTCATCGCGGCAAATCCATACCGACCCGGCGAGGATCGCCACGCAAAGCCGGCCCTCATGGAAGACAAGCCCCACGTCGCCAACCCTTGGCTCGGTGGTTTTCTTGAAACCGGCGGCGCGCATCACGCGATTGACGCCCACGGCGATGCTGCCGGGCTCGCGCAGCCATTCCAGCGCTTCGGCCTCGTCGCTATGGCGGCGGCCGAAAAGGTCCATAGGGGAAAAGCCGGCGACGGCCTGCACCCAGCGATCGGCCATGGCGGCGCAATCGCTCTTGCCCCATGAAAACGGCCGGGAAAGCTCGGCCGTGATGAATTCATCAACCGTCATCAGTAATCCGGGTAGCGGAATGATTTGTAGACGAGGCTCGCCGTGAACTGGAGAAAGCGGTCGCCAGGCGAGCGGTTCTGCTGGTCGCGATCCGTGTAGCGGCCGAAGGGCGGGCGCGATCGACCGAAGAAAGCATTCTCGGCCGTCAGCGTGATTGTCTGAACCGCGCCTTCAAGGTCGCGGACTTGGGTCCGGGAAATGCGGGGCGGCTGCATGTAGCCCCACCAGATCGGCGCCGGGACCCCATACGGTTGCCAATCCTCGTTGAATAGCTGGATGAAAACGGTGACGGTCTGCTGATCGACCTCGGGCGTTTCATCAATCGCGACTTTCAGGAAATCGGCCGCCTGATTTGGCAGGCCGTTCAGCTGTAGCGTGATGGATTCGGAGACCGCCGAGGTGGGCATGGAAAGGCCGTCCACAATGCCATAGCCGTACATCGGGAGCCATTTCCTGCCGCCGGCCATAAGCTCGGTATTGCCATTCCAGACCCGTATCGTTTCCGATCGGAACGCCATCTCGACCAGCAAGTCGCAGCGCACAACGGCGCCGCTCATTGCCTCGATCTGGTCGGCGCTGAAAAACGACGACATCAAACATCCTCGATGAAATTGACGGTGGGGAAGGACCAGCGGCCATAATCCAGCGGCAGGTCCATTTCGGCATCGGAGGCAAGGCGCATCCGGCACACTGGATCATCAAGCTCCACCCGCTGGCCGGCTGCGGCGGCCTCGCGGACCGGCGGCCGGAATGTCACCGCCGCGACTGTGGCCGATGTCCAAGTGACGGTGCGCAGCCGATAAAGCCGCTCGCCGAGGGAGAAGATTTGGCCGGGCTGCATCTTGGCGCCGGCCGCAACGACATTGAACGTCGCCGAGACCGCGCGCGATGCGACGGCCGAGAGAAGGCGCACGTCATTGACCGAGCCCTGATAGCCGGTGCCATCGGTAAAGCGGGTATTGTCGGAATGCGCCACCGGGTTCCAGAGACCGAGCGCCTCGGCATTGGGCGGCTCCGGCTGATACCAGTGCGAAAGCGGGACGAGGATCGGCTGGATACGGCCCTCAAGCGTGGCCGCGATCGCCCGCCACGTCAGCACCGCATTGCCATTGACAACCGGGATGCCGCCGAAGGCGACTTTCCAGAGGCCAGCGTCGGACGCGACGACTTGCTGGACCCCGGACACGGCGGCCGGGGCGGCCATGGATCGCGGGGCGATATCGGCGACAATCTCGCGCGGCGGCAAGATATCGAGCGGCCAGCGTAGCGTCATGGTCACATGGACCGCGATTGCGCGTTGGCGATCAGCTGCGGCATGCTGGACTTGACTTGCCGAACGGCCATTGCCGCGCCCGTCTGCGCCGCCTTGGACCCCATGTCGGTCACATAGGCGCGAATTCTGCCGTCATCATCGACAGTCACGCCGACCTGAACCGCGACCGGGGCACCGTGCCGCGTCTCCTGCCCCGGCTTGGTGACGCTGACGCGCTCATTCGGCGAGGCGCGGAAGGCAACAATCTGGCTATCGGCGCCGCCGGCCCCGCCGACCTTGAACGAGCCGCCATTGGCAAAGCCGAACAGACTGCCGATCAAGCCAAAGATTCCACCGCCACCGCCGCCGCCTACGGAGCGGAGGCCGGCCCATGGATCGCTGCCGCCTCCCATTCCGCCGCCGAACAGGGTTTGGAAGGCTTGATTCATCCACATTTGCGCCAGCTGGCCGAGAAGGTCTTTCAGAACGTCCTTGACCTTCTTGGAGCCGTCTATAAGGCCCTGGAACGCGCTGGTAAGCATCCCGGAAATCGTGCCGCCGATCTGCTGCACGCCATTGAAGGCGCCGGTTATCGCCCCGGCGGATTCTTGCGCGGCGGTGATCGCCATCGGCTGGCTGCCCATGATGCCGTTGGCGAGGCCCTGCATGATGAAGCCGCCGATCTCATGCATGACCCGCGACGGCGACTGGACTTGCAGCGGGTTCTTCACGAAATCGATGATGTTGTGGCCGATCGTCGCGAGGCCGCCTTTGACCTCATTCCATTTTGCCTGAATGCCGTTCCAGAGGCCGTCGATGATCTGGCCACCGATCGCGGCCATTTGGCCGGGGATCGCCTGAAAGGCGGCGACGATTTCGTGCCCGAACGCGGCGAGGCCGGCCTTGACCACCTCCCACCGCGCTTTGATGGCATTCCAGAGCCCGTCGATGATCTGCGCTCCGACCTCCGCCATGCGCGCGGGCAGCGCCATAAAGGCCGCGATGACCTCCTGCCCGAATGACTGCATCGCGGCGACAAGCTGATTGCGCTTCTCGATGATGCGGTTCCAAGCCGCCTCGAATTCCGCCCATGCGCCCGTCACCAGCGCGGTAATGTCCTGCGCAAGCTGGCCAATCGCCATACCGAGCTTGGCGACCCCCGCGCCGAATTCCACCATCTTGACGGCGAAGTTGGCGATTGCCGGGGCGTTTTGGACGAGCCATTCGGAGAAGGCCACCATATGCGGCAGGAGTTGGGTCGCCACCCGCGCGGCGAGATTGCCGACGACGCCGGTCAGCCGCGAAATATTGTCATTGAAGGCCTCGGCATTTGCGCCCATTTCCTTCGAGAAAACCTGCCCGAAGGAGTCGGCCTCGGCCATCATCTGGCTCAAGGCCGCCGAGCCGCCATTCAGCAGCGGAATCATTTCGGCGCCGGACTTGCCGAGCAGCTGCATCGCCAGCGCGGTTTTCTCCGCGCCATCCGGCATCGCCGCGAATTTGTCGGACAGCTGGACGAGGATATCTTGCGACGACCGCATCGAGCCGTCAGCGTTGGTCAATTCAATGCCGAGCTTCTGGAAGGCCGCCGCCACCTCGCTGGTGGGCTTGGCCAGCGCGTCGGTCATATTGACGGAGAGTTTGCGGACCCCGGTGGCAAGCGTCTGCATTGAGACGCCCGACAGATCGGCGACATATTTCAGCCGCGAAAGCTCCTCGATCGGAATGCCGATCTTCTGAGCCATTTTCGACATGTCGTCGGCGGCGTCGATGGCTCCCTTTACCGAGACTCCGAAAGCGGCCAAGCCGGCGGCGGCTGCGGCGGCGCCAGCCATGAGCCCGGTCTTTGCCATCGAGCCGAAGCGCGATAGCCCGGACTGCGCCTTTTTCAATCCATCCTGAAAGGCGGCGCTATCGAGTCCGAGGTTAACCCGGAGGGCGCCGATGACCGCTGATGTCATGATTTTTCCTCTGCCTTGAGGCGAGCCACGTGCGCGCCACCGCCTCGATTTCCTCGGGCGACATGCGACGCTTGCCGGGCGCGCCGTGGAGAAGCGTTTTCAGTTTCGGGAGTCGGGTCTGGCGGGCGAGCGCCTCGATATGCCAAGCCAGCCACGCCCGCTCGTTATGCTGGCGTTTCAGGCGATTAGCGCAGCCCTCAAGAATGACGGTGATTTCCCGGACGGTAAGCCGCCAGAACCGCGCGGGGTCCTGACCGCTTTCAACCCATGTCCGCAACAGATCGACCGGATTCAGGCCGCCCGCCCCGGTTTCCGCGCCGGGGCTTTCCGAGGGTTTGTGTTGTCGGCCGCCTCCGGGAACGCAAGCTGAAAGGCGCGGCCGATCGCCTCCATGACAGCCGGCATGCCGGCTTCGCTGGCGATGGCCCCGGCCTCTTTCAGATCGACTTCCTCATGATAGTCGCGGAGCGCCGCCCAGATCAGCGCCCGGACGGTGGTCATGCGGATATCCTCGGGTTTGTTGAGGGTGGCGGCGATCTGCGGGACCGGCTGGCCGAGAAGCTCCTCAAGCTCGCAAATCGCGTTGATCGAGAACGACAGGGTATAGGCCCGGTCGCCGACGTTGAAGGCGACGGAGCCGCGATGTGGATTTGCCATCAGGGTGCCGCCTCATCCCAAGTTTCGGCCCCGGATACCGCCACGGTCACGGTCGCGGTCATCTTGTCATCGACCGGGATTTCTTTCTCGTAGCCGGTGATGACCGCGTTATAGGTAACCCGGTGGCCATTCGGGAAAGTGATGCGGTGCTGGACCGAGGCGCCGCTATCGAGGAGGCCCCGGATAAGCACGTCGCTCGCGCTGCCGGGTACGAAATTCATCTCGAAAGATGCCTCGCCGTTGTCGATCAGGCCGGCGATATATTCGCGCCGCCGGTTCGGGCTTTGCATATGCGTGGCGTCGATCCGATCGACCTCGGCGGCGCCGGGCGTGACGGAATTGACCTCCGCGACCATTGCAAAGGCGGGAGTGGTAAGGCTGGCATCCCAAATCTCATAGGTGGTGGACCAGCCGATTGCAGCGGCAGTAACCATGACGGCGCTCCTTGGGGTGGGTTAGGCGGAGTGAATGACCGTGAATTCCACGGCGATCGCGAACAGCGGCGTGACCTCGCCGGGGTCCGAGGCGGTCACATCGCGGCCGGCGTCCTCGATGAAGATTCCCTGAATGATCCCGGCGCTATGGCCCTCTATGGCGGCGATCAGCGCGCGGGCCGTCTGCATGGCGGATGTGAAAGTGTCGCTGTAGCAATTCGCCTGAATGCGCGATGAGATCAGGTCGCGGCCCCGATAGTGGTAGGCGGGCACGCCATCGATGCGAAAAAGCACGACATAGGGGCGCGACATCGCCGAGCCGTCCGCCTGCTTTTGGGGCGCGCGCGTCCAGAACCGCCGCCCGCCTGCCACACCGGACAGGAGCGCCGTAATCGCTTCTTCCATTTTGGATTTAGCCCTTTGCCGCCAGCCTTGCCGCCTTGCGTGCAAGCCGCTGCGCCGCCTTGGTGATCTGGACGGCGAGTTCGTCCTTGATGGTATCGAGGACCTGATTTTTGCCGGCATCCCAAGCCGGGCGCGCGAAAGGCTGCGGCCCATGGCGCGAGGTGCCGAATTCTTGCAGATGCGCGTGCGGCACCGGCCCGGCGCCGACGAAAACCTCGGCGCTGGCCTTGTCGTTCTTGAACTCCTTGCGATGCAGTTTCGCCTGCCGCTTGGACAGCTTGGTTCCGACGCCGATGGAGCTTCGCAGATCGTTTCCGCCGGTCTGCGGATCGTCGGGCGCCTTGGCGCGCATATCATCGGCCAGCGGCTCGCCGGCCTTGATCAGTGTGCGGCGCAGAACCGCCTTGCCGGTCGCTTTCGGCAATTCGGCCAGGGCTTGGTCCAGCTGTTTCAGCCCTTCGATTGAGACCCGAACGCCCGCCATCAATCCAAGTCCTTTACGGCGGTGATTTCGAGATAGCGCGCATTCTCGCGGAGTTGCTTCATCTCCTTGATGTTCCAATGCGCGCCGCCATAGGAAATGCGATCGGTGGGCTTGATGCCATCGACGAGGGCGTCGCGGCGGATCGCAAAGCGCGCCATCAGGAAGGCGCCGACCTGCCCGGCCGCCTCTTTCTCGCCCGATCCCGAGTCCTCGCGCCGGGCGCGGCGGCTGATATAGGTCGCCCACGTTTCAACCGGCTCGTTGAATTCGTTCTCCGTATAGGTGGCGCGCTCGATGACGACTCGTTCGCGCAGATCGCCGGCAGCAATAGCCATCAGGCGATCCCCGGCCGGCGATATTTGGCAATCAGATTTGCCTCGATCCGCTCAAGATTTCGGCCGTCCCCCGAGGCCGCCTCGTCATATTGCAATTGCACGCGGACGATGATCGCGGTCTTGATGTCGGCCGGGACGGCCTCATAGCCGGCTTCGAACTCGACCGACGCCCCGGCGACCTCATAGAGATAGTTCGGCAATTCATAGGAATCGTGGAAGCGGAGATAGTAGCGGCCACCGGCATCGGTCAGACGCGCATAATTGGTGTTGCCGATGGTCGACTCGGCGCCGGCCTCATCTTTCCACGTCACGCTGACGACATCGCCGACCGGCCGCAGCGGCAAAAGCAGCCTTTGCTCGACCCGATCATAATCCTGCCGCCATCGCTGCTCGGAAAGGATGACGCCGCCGAGGATGCCATCCGGCCCCTCATAATGCGCGACGGCGGCGTCTATCTCGTCTTGGAGCCGGTCGTCGTCTTCGTTGTGCTCGATGTGAAGGGCCTGCTTGACATCGGCGACGCTGACCGGAGACTCGGCCGGCGGCGTGACAAGGACCGGGCGATGCGTGGGAATGAGCATGCTCATGCACCCTTATTCTTGGGAGCCGCTTTCAGGGCCTTATTCCTCGGTGCGCTGGCCACGGCCTTTGCCGGCTTCTCGGGCTTCTCGGGCTTCTCTGGTTTTTCCGGCTTCTCGGGCTTCTCGGGCACCGGCTCCTCCGGGGTTGTTGGTGTTTCCGGCTCGGGCTCGGGCGTCGGCGTCGGCGCCGGGGTGGGCGTCGGGGTCGGGGTCGGGGTCGGGGCTGGCGGCGTAGCGGGCTCGGTCTCAGGCGCTTGATTTCCCGCCGCGCCGAGCACGCCGGCCTTGACCAGATGCGCGACCTGTTTTTCGTCCGCTTGGCGGGTATCGCCCGGCAAATACATACGGTCGCCAAGATGCTGCCGCTTCACGACGAACTCGGCCATGGTGGTTGCTCCCTTTCAAGGCAAGGAAAAGGGCGGCCCGAAAGCCGCCCCATCGATCAGGCTACATAGCCAAGGTCGCCATAGATGAACGCTTCCGGCCGATAGACGGCCAGCGCGAGGCGTTCCTCGGCGAGGATCGTGACGAGGTTCTTGATGAAGTCGTCATTGACGAACCCGGCCTCGACGCGGGCGTCCCAGCGGTCGAAAAGCTGTGCCCCGAGCCGGAAGGCGCCGGTCAGGAACTTGTCAACCGCGATTGCCTGAGTGGCGACGACCGGGAGGCCCCAAAGAGTCGGGCCGATCATCCCCTGCGGATTGCCGATGATGTACCGGCCGGTCGTGTCCTTTTCCAACTCGATCCGCGCCCAATCGGTCGGGTGCATGACATGGCCGGTGGCCGGATACTCGGCCAGCGCCGCCTGCAATTGAGCGAGCCGCAGCGTATCGATCGCGGTTGGCGCATCGGGCGTGAACGCGGCGGCATAGGCGGTAGCCTGCGGGATGATCCCATGCAGGTTTTGGCCGGTGCCATCGCCGTTCAACAGCTGGCCTTCCTCGACATAGGCGAGGCCATACAGGAGGCGCTGGTCGATGATCGAACGAAGCTGCGAGAAGTCGTCAAGAATCTGACGGCTCGCCTTCATCCAGTGGGCAATGACCTTCGCCGAGGTCGTGACCAGATCGAATTTCAGGTCCGACTCCGGCTTGGCCGCCGTTTCCGCGACGGGTGCCGCCGAATTGGTGAACCCCGTCTCACGGACGTATTCGAGCGCGTTGCCGTCCATGCGCCCCGGCGAAATCAGGTCACGCACCGTCAATCGCCGCTGCGGCAGGGCAAGAATGCCCGGCAGGCGGGTGGTTTCGACGGCGGCCCCGGCGGCGCCGGCCGTGTCGGTCGTCGCGGAGGTGATCGTCGCCTTAAAGCGAACGTCGGCCTTGCCCTTGCTCGGGCTGGACTGTGCCCAGTCCTTTACCCCCTGATCCTCGACGAACTGCTCGCCGATGGATTTTTCAGCGGTGGTCTTGTTGCCGCCGCCGCGCGCGAGCTTTTGCTCGATCTCGGCGACCTGCTCTGTCAGGGAATTCATTTTCAGGAGAGACTCGTCGGCTTTTTCCTTCAAATCGTCGGTCATGCCGACGCCCTTGGCGGCCTCGGCGAGTGCCTTTTCGGCAATCTCCTTGACCTGATTCATGGTCTTGTCGAATTCGGCTTTGACCTCCAGAGCCAGCTGCTCGGCGGTCTTTTCTACAGGGTCCGGCATAGCGGAGTCCTTTCGCAGTGAGGGGAAAAATCATCCGCGCAATAGGGCTTGAAGAAACGCGGCCTGCTCGTTCGCCTTGCTGCCCTCGGACTCACTCCGAATGGCCTTCGCATAGCCGACAGAGGCGATCTGTACAGCTGCGCTTTTCGGGAAGCCTGCATCCCGCAGGATTTCCTCGAATTCCTTTGCCGGCATCGGCTCGCCGTCGCGGAAGCACCGCGCCAGTTCTTGGAGGCGCTCGCCGCGCCGCGCCAATGCCTCTAACTCTCCGAATTTGACGGCCTCGATCCGCGCCCGGCGATTGGCCGGGAATGCGACCGGGGAAATCTCGTAAAGCTCCAGCTTTTTCAGGAGGCGGACATTGCTGTCCGGCTCGGTTTCGACTTCGCGGTAGCCGATCGACAAGCCGCCGATTGCCTTTTGCAGCATTAGCGCGCGCACCTCTCGCGCCTTCTGGACCTCAAGGATGAGCCGGCCTTTGCCGTAGAGCCCCTTGCCGTCTTCGGCCAAATCCTCCCAAACGCCGATCGGATTGTCGGGATCGTGTTGCCAGAGCATCAGGACGTTGGTGCCCTCGCGGCGATGCTTGGCGAGGCTTTCCGCGAACGCGCCTGGAAGCACCTTCTCGCCGTAGGCGTCCACATTGCCGAAAATCGAGCCGTAGCCTTCGAAGGTGCCGTCCTCGGTCAGCTCCTTGACTTGGAGGGTGAAATCTTTGGTTTTCATGGTTCCAGTTCCTGACTTTCGGCCGGCGCCGGCAATGCCTCCTGTTGCTTGCCCGCCTCGGTGATCGGCACGTTTTGCATCTGCATGCGCGGCACATCGCCGCCCTCGACGCGAGGCAGGTTTTCCTTTTCCCGGACCTCGTTGATCGTCATCCAGCCGTTGGCGAGCGCCGACTGATAGAAGGCCGCCCGCGCCGTGCTATCGCCGCGCAGCAATCCTTCCAGATTGAATTCAATGGTGAGCCCGGCGGCCCGCTCGGCCGGCGTAAGCAGCTGCTTTTCCAAAGCCTGCTCGATCCGCTTTAGGCGGCGGCGAAGCGTGAACTTCTGGAATCCCAAAACCTGCTGCTCAAGACCGGAACCGAAGCTGGTCACCTTTTGCGTGTGTCCGACCATGAAGGGCGGGACGCCGAAGAACCGGCAGACCTCCTCGACCGAAAAGCCGCGCGATTCGAGCATCTGCGCGTCCTCGGGATTGATCGAAAGCACATCGATCTTCGTTCCGCCCTCAAGGATGATCGGCCGGCCGCTATTCTTGGCGCCGATATATTTCTCCGAAAGCTTCGTTTCGGCCAGATTGCGCTGCTCGTCGGTAAGCCAGCGCTCGAATGTCAGCGCGGTTTGCGCAATCATGCCGTTGCTGAATGTCCCGGCCGCCGCCCGATCGATCGCGCGGGCAAGGCCGAAAGCATGCCGGCCGAAATGCAACGTAGACATCCCGCCGAGCGGATCGCCGCCAAAGCCGCGAATATGGAGAATAGCGCGGTCGCTGCCGACATGGTTCTCGCCGTCCTTGGTCCAGCGGTATTCGAGATTTCCATTCTCGAGCCGGCGGACGCTGACGCTATCCGGGCGCAAGGGCGTAAGCGCCGCCACCCGGCCGCCGCCATTCCTTTCGATCGCCGCGTAGGAATTACCCCAAAGCTCGATAGAGGCCGAGGAGTATTCCCAAAAGTCGGTGGCCGTCTGATCGTAATTCGGGCTGTCATGCAGGATGCGGAACAACGGATGATCGCGCGCCAGCGTGCGCTCGCCCCGGCTGTTGGTCCGATAGACCATGAGCGGCAGCGATGCGATGGTGCCGGCCAGCAGATTGACGCAGGCCCATACAGCCGAAATCGCGAGGATGTTCTGGTCGGTGATCGCCTCGCCCGCGTCCGAGCGCTGGCCATCGGGATACCAGCCGTCCGGGCTGCGCAAGGACAGCCGCCGGAAGAAGGTCACCATTTTGCGGAGGAGGCTCACGCCGCTGCCCCCGCGAGGCTGCGGAAATAGCTATCCATACCCGCCCTGACCGCCTCGGGGTTCTTGCTCATCAGCATGGCCGCATCAAAGGCGGCGACGAGCGGGTCAATTTTCGCCTTGCCGGCGACCTGTTTGGTAATCAGCACCGCATTGCCTCTTTGTTCGACCTTTGCATTGCTGACGCACCACGCCATGAGCGGCGCGCCAGCGTGCCAAAGCGTGCCGTCCTTCAATTTGCGCTCTGTGCCTTGGATGACGCCCGAGAGGCGGTAGCCCTGCGGGATCGCGACGACCTGATCGCCAGTGATGCCGCGCACCGCCAGCGCATCGACCATGTTGGCGACGCCGACCGGATCGAGGCCGACGCCGGCCTTTTCCGGCAACAGCCCGGTATCGCGAACGCGGGCGATGATGTCTGCGACTTCCTCGAAATCCTGCGTCGGCGTCTCGCAGATCGTCAGATCGCCGTCGCGCTGGAAATCATGCAGCCGGTCGGCGATTTCCTTTCGCCGGGACAGCACATCCTTATGCGCCCAGGCATGCGACCAGAGCCGCCATTCGCTGCGATTGCGCTTGCAACGCCCGATCGCCGCCAGCCCGAACAGATCGTCCAGCCCGCCGCCATCGATGCCGAAAACGATGGCATCGGACTCGGCGATCAGCGAGTCGAGGGTAATCGACGGATCGGCCGCGCTTTCCCAATAGTCGGCGCCGAGCCAGCGGTCGTCGTGTAGCGCCACCCCGATTTCGACGTTCAGCCTTTGCGACGCCCACAGGCGCAAATCCTCGTCGCCCTTTTCGACCGCCGCCTGATAGCTCGATTTCAGCTTTTCCAGCGTGATTGAGCGGCCGAGGTTCGGATTGACCAGCGGCCAGACCGCCGGATCGCGCCACGCGCCGCTGCGCTGCATCTCCTCCGGGAATTCATAGAGGATCGGCAGCATACGGCTTTCTTTGATCCGGCCGTCGCGGACGCCGCGCGCATATCGGAGTTCCGTCTTGAATGCCCCGGCCGGCGGCTCGTCCGATTGCGTGGTGATCATGACCAGCACCGATTCCGGCGCCGGCATGCCGTTGCGAATCTGGACGATAATCCGGGCGGCGGCGGCCATGGACGACATAAGGTGCAGTTCGTCCAGCAACACGAAAACCGGCTTGGAGCCGGTGACGACCTTCATGTCGAAGGTCTTGACCTTGAGCCGGGCTTTGTTGCGCCGGTCCAGAATCGTCTTCGTATGGTGCGCGATATGGAACCGCTTGCTTAGATAATCGTCGGCCTCGATCATCCCGACCGCCTGTTGAAAGGCTTGGTCGGAGACCTCATGCGTCGGCCCCACATAGATGAATTCGGCATGCGGCCGGGAGTTCATCAGCAAGGCGGTCAACGAGACCCCGGCGCCGCCGGTCGTCTTGTTGTTCTTTTTCGGCACCATGCAGAAAAGCTCCTGCACCATGCGCGTGTCGCCGACCATTGAGCCGAAGATGGCGCGGACGATATCGCGCTGCCATTCGCCGGCCGCCTCGCGCAGGAGCGGCTGGCCGGGCACATCGGGCAAGCGGAGCTTATTGAAGATATCGACGGCGCGGGCCGCCTCGGCCTCGTCCAGCGGCAAATCCGGGATCAGCGATTTACCGGCAAGGAGCCGTTGCTCCCAATCCCGGCAGGCGAAGTTCCAGCCGGTCAATTCAACAGCCGGCCCCAATCGGATTCTGTATGCGCGGTTTCGGCCTCGCGCTGCTGAATTTCCTTCTTGCCGGGAGGCCGATCGCGCTCACCATCCGGGCGCGGCACATATTGCGACCAGCCAAAGCGGCATTGCAGCGCGAAGGTGATTGCCTTCAACGCCGTGCCATCGCTGCCGCTGGCGATCCGCAGGAGATTGGCGACCAGCTTGGCCTGAACGAGCGCGCCGCCGCGCCGCAGCTGATCGCGGTAATGCTTGAATAACGTGGCCTGAGTGATCCCCACGACCTCCGCAATATCCTTTGTCGGCACCGCGAAGCCCGATAGGACCTCGACCATTTTCCGGTCTTTTTCGGTCGGCTCATGCGGGGGCCGGCCGGCTCGTTTTCGCTTGCTCATACCTTACCGTTTTTACTGCAACAACAAACACTTGGTGTACCTTCCGACTTCGGTCTCTGACTACGCGCCAATAGGGGGCGGGCAAAAACCGAGGAAGTAACTAAAAGACCACCCCGACCTGGACCTCGCCGGAAGCCTACGCGGTCAAGTTCACCGCATCGCTTTTCCTCGGCCGGGGCGAAAAGGGTGACATCAAGGCTTTAAAGGCCTTCCCGATCAATCCGGTTTCCTCCTCGCCGAAGGCGACGAACAAATACCGGAACTTCGCGGTCACCGCCCTTGAGGCGCAGCGCAACGCGGCACGGGCCGAGTAAAACCGGCGCGACCGGAGAGGCCGGATGACCGCTATGATTTTACCCGCCGGTATGGTTATCGTCGGCAATCATGCGCCCCCACGATTTGCACACCCGCCGAGGTCGGGCAAGAAATCGGATGCGAGGCCCCGAGCGGCGCAGGCATGCTTTCCGCATGCTATGAATGGAGCACCCAACAATGCTACTGACTTTCCCAGTCGCGCAATTGCGCGACCTGCTCAAATCCGCCGAGGCAAGCTGGCCGAAGGGGCAGCGCGCCCTTTGGCACCAGGATGCCCCCAAGCCGGGCTTTTGGCTGCGCGGCGATTATGGCGTCTACCTGATGCACAATGCCAATCTGGACGCGGGCGAAAAGCCCGCCGTCGTCCATGCCTTGGAACACAATCCCGAGACCATGCCTTTCAGCCTCTGGTTGGACGAGAAAGCCAGCTACGGCTGCATTAGAGCGGGATGCATTTAGGCGGAATCGGAAAGGGGATTCCTTTTTCTGCGCAAATCAGATTCACCATTCAGGCCGGTGAAGGAGGCCGGCCTTTATGGCGAGACCTTTTTCGAATGATCTTCGGGAACGCGTTGTCGATGCGGTGACGGGCGAGGGCCTATCGTGCCGGGCAGCGGCCAAGCGCTTCGGCATCGGCATCAGCACCGCGATCGATTGGGTGCGGCGGTTTCGCGAGACGGGCAGCGCCGCACCCGGCCAGATGGGTGGGCACAAGCCCCGCAAGCTTTCCGGTCCGCACCGGGCTTGGCTGCTTTGCCGCTGCCGCGAGCGCGACTTCACGCTGCACGGACTTGTCGCCGAGTTGAGCGAGCGCGGCCTGAAGGTGGATTATCGCGCCGTCTGGACCTTCGTGCACGAAGAGGGGTTGAGTTATAAAAAAAGACGCTGGTCGCCAGCGAACGGGAGCGGCCCGACGTCGCCCGCCACCGGGCACGATGGCTGAAGCACTGCCCCGGAATTGATCCCGCCCGCCTCGTTTTCATCGATGAGACCTGGACGAAGACGAACATGGCGCCGCTGCGGGGCTGGGCGCCTCGCGGCGAACGACTGGTGGGCTACGCCCCCTTCGGCCATTGGAACACCATGACCTTTGTCGCCGCACTCAGGGCCGACCGCGTCAGCGCTCCCTTTATCCTCGATGGCCCGATCAATGGCGAACGCTTCCGCATCTATGTCCAGCAAGTTCTGGTGCCGGAACTCAAAGCCGGCGACATCGTCATCCTGGACAATCTCGGCTCCCATAAGGGTCAGGAGATCCGCGCCGCCATCCGTAAGGCCGGCGCCCGCCTGTTCTTTCTGCCGAAATATTCCCCCGATCTCAATCCGATCGAAAAGCTCTTCGCCAAAATCAAGCACTGGTTGCGTGAGGCACAGGCCAGATCACGCGATGCAATCCATGACGAACTGCGCCACATTCTCCAAGCCGTCACCCCACAGGAATGCGCAGCCTACTTCAAAGAGGCGGGATATGAACGGGCTTAAATACATACCGCTCTAATGAAGTCGAGTTCATCGCCGCCGAAGTCATCCGCAATGCGGTCGCCAACGACAGCCCGCTGCTTCTCCATGTCACCGCCGGGCAATATCCCGGCCGAATGCTTATCCGGATCGTCTGATCGTCTGTCCTGTCGACCGCGGAGGTCACGCGGCCCGAGAGGCGAGGTCGCGCCGATCTGCTGGCCAAAAGCCTGAAGGACCGATACAGCCCGCCTCTCGACCTTATGGCGCCCAATCTTCGGCGTTTTCCATGATGGACTTTAAAATCCTCCATTTCCGCTCTCGCTTTTTTCCCCCGCGCGAAAAAAAATCTCCGAATTGCGCGGGGGCCGGCCCGCAATGCGCCGACCTTGACAAGTTTCGCCCCGCCCCCTTCGATCTGGACCGCGCACCTAATGAAGGAGAGGTTCGATGAGCTACGGCACGTCGCCGCATGATTATGTCAGTCGGGCAGAGCGCTGCCTGCAGCAGAACGATCCTAGATACCTCTTCTACGCGGCGTTCGAACTGAGATGTGCCGTCGAAGCACGGATGCAGCAATATCTGGAAAGCTGGGAACACGTCTCAAAGAAGCAGAAGGAGGGGTGGGAAATAAAGAAACTCGGTTCCGCGACCGAGCGAGCGTTCAAGACCGGTGACCGTGTGATGCGATGGAGGATCGACGACGAGCACGAAACGCTCGCGGTCCTATACTACACGCCGGTCACGAGAAAGCTGCGCTCCAATGCCGAGCGGCTTGGTGACTATCTGCATGCGCCAAAGAAACACCACTCCGAGGGCGACGTGTGGTGGTCTGACTTCAGAGCCCTGCTGGAGGAAATGATAAGCCAGCTACGAATTGCCACCACTGGCACGCTCATGGGGCCGGCTCTTATGAAAGGGAACAAAATCCATATGTCTACCGAGGTCCCACCGGGCACCAACCTCGACCAAATCTATCGGCATGGGGCGACGATGACAGTCCATGTCGATTACCTTGAGGAGCTACCGGCAACGCTTGAGACGGAAGCCGTGGTGTGGAAGTAAAAGATTAGGCTGCCTCCGAAAATCGGAGTTCGGGATGAATGAAGTTGCGGAATGGTCTGGGCCGAATTCGTCAGCCTGAAGGATTTGACCCGTTCAAGGTCTCACGGAATAGGTCTTGCCATTCCCCTTCTTCCTTCTTGTCCAATGCCTGTTGGATCAGTGACATGTCCGTTGCAAGCACAAGTGCGTAGATGTGATCGTCCTGCTCCTGAACCCGCTGTTTGATGCGGTTGAGTACCTCTTGCTGGTCGCTTTTTGAGTAGCTGAGCTTCCGTAGCCGGTCATATTGCTCATGCGTCATTCTAAGCACCGATGGCAAAGCGCTTTGCGGCGGACCGAAAGACTCCATCGTCATTTTGAATCCCCCGAATTCGAGAGCAAAATGCCCCTCCTCATCAGAAGGGACAACCGTCTGGACATGGGCAACCGCATTGGCTTTGTAGTGCACGTACGTCGAAGGCACGCCCACCAGCGCGCCGTCGAACATCTCCTTCGGGAACTGCCTGACGAGAGCCTTCCATAGGATTCGTCCCAGGGTGTCGACCACGCTTTCATGCGGATCAGGTAGCGTGCCTTCAATTTCCCTAAGCGTTGACCCGTGCATAAGGCTGTTCCGCGTCTTGTCGAGCAAATCCACCGTCGCATCATCACACTTCTCATCGGCTGCCAACATCAATGCCCGGATGGCCTGTTTGGCGTAAGGTTTGTGCTCTGGGTGCTTTTCGCACTTTTCACAATAGAGCGCAGACTTACAGTGCGGGCATTTGTCATGCACTTTCGCAGTTGGCTTTTGATATTCGGCGACGATTTCCAGAGCAAACCAGAAGTAGGTGAACTGATCATCCGGTGCAGCCGCGCCAATTCCCAGCCGATACCAACGCAGAGCGCGCCGAATGGCTGGTGGAACGTCAAATTCCAGCAAGCGCTCAATCGAGGTTGCGTTCTCTTCTCTTAGGAAGGGTTGCGGGTCCTCGTACTGGATAAGTTCGCCCCACATTAGGACATCTTTCATCGCACCTGACGAAGGTTCTGCGTCCACGATCTGTCGAATTCTGTGTTTTCGAAAGCTGGTGCCCGTAGTGAAGGCCAGCATATTTAGGCAGTTCGCCAGCAGGTCCTCCGCAACGTCTTTGGCGTCGTCCAGGTTTATCGCTTCAAAGTAGATGTGAAGGGAAAGCAAGAAAGGTGTCGTAAATTCCGAACGTGGAATATTCTTGATCCGTGCTTTGAAGGCTCCACGCGGGTCATTGATGGTCAACACAAGATCATCGGCCACTACCGAGACCTCAGAAGCTACCTCAAAGTTCGCTACACAACGCATGAGTCCCTCCCCAATGGCTTCTGTCGCTCATAGCATTGCTGGGGCACGGTGGCATAGGACCGCTATAGCGGCTGCTGGCAGCAAGCCCTGCGTCGGCAGTGTCCCCAGTCTCTCCCCCGCCACCTATGGGGCGATGCCGGTGACGAGCACAAAGATGATCAGGGCGCCGACGATGATCAGCACCGAGAAAGCAAGATGCAAGGGCATGTCGTCAATCCCATTGGCCGTGGGGGATGGCCTGTTCTTCGCGTTGGAGTTCACCATCGTGCACCCGCTTGGAGACGGTCTCGATATTATTGATGTCCCAAAAGAGTTTGGGATTGCCTCGATGCGGGGTCTTATGGTGCGCGACGGGACTATTCGGGGCCGGCGCCTTTGCGGTGCAAAGCTCGCCTGTGCGCTGGCATGTGTAATTGTCGCGCAGGAACACGGTTTGGCGCAGGTCCTCCCATGCGGCGGTATTGTACCAAGCACGCCATGGCTGGAAGGTCCGCCGCTTCTTGTCGGCATCGTCGGAGGCATAGCCGACCAGCGGCGCCAGTGTTGAAATATTTGCTTGCAAAGCGCGGAGTCGAGGCATCGCATCGAGCGCCGATCGGGCTGGGCGCTTCCTATATCTAGTGGCAATGCGGGGATATAGCTGCTTTATATGGATTTCGGTCACATTCTGTCAAGTCGGCAAAGAAAGTTTGCACGAATCTGGCAATGGGAAATGCGGCGACATTTCGAGGCGATAGGAATTTGACTGGTCCGTTAAGGGGCGGTCGTTAGACGAGGTGACCATTCGGCGCAGCTCGGACATGTGTTCGAACATCACTTCAACTTTGAATGGAAGTTCAGACGCGATACTGCACGGCCGGCTCAAGTGCTGGCAAACCAGTACCACTCAGCTCAGCAATGCCGCCGAATATTGCATGACTATAAAGGACTCCTAGTAATCACGTTCCTGCAACGCCACCATTGCCCGCGGCAAGCGCCCGACATCGACGCCTCCACTCAAGTGATGATCAACGACAGCACTTTGCCGCAGCGACGGCGTGAGGGGGTGTCGACCCCCTCAACCTTGCTCACATCTAGATCCATCTTCAAGCCGGGTTCTTCTTCTCCGCCTTCGGCGTGGCACCGCTTGGAATATTCGTCCGCGGAACCACGCAAACATCCCCGTAACAAACCTCTTCGCCCTTGTAGTTGGCCAGGGTCTGCAGCAAATTCTCTAACCAGGGCTGCTTGCTGTCATCCGGGACGGGCAGTCCGTCCACCAGCTTGACTGCGAGCTCGATCAATTCCTCCGCGCGAGCTTTATCGCCGCTCTCATAGAAGTAGGCAGAGACCGACCGATAACAAGACGCCTTTGCCGTGTCCACCAGCCCTGTCAGTGCAAGGATGTGTTCGGAGAGCTCCTTGCCCATAGCGAGGCGCTCGGCAGACGGAAAGTGCGTGTAATCATGCTTTGGGTCGAAGAGCTGGTTCATCGCGCTCAACAGCCATTCTTGGTCGTTTCTGTCGATAGCGTCGCGAACAAATTGCCGTAGTACGGGCAGGCCGGTCTGCATGTCGCCCATTTTGCGAAGCAACAAGTCCGCATAAGCCGCGCGGAGTTGGATGCTATTTGGCATCAAAGCGATGCCCTCTTTGATCACCGAGAGCGCCGTGTTCCAATCTTCCATCTCTATCGCCGCGTTGAATTTGTCTAGAATCGGATTCATTAGCGCTTCTTCTCGCCCTTTGGCGATCCGCCCCCTTTCGAAGGCTTCTGCCTGATCGCTGCTGCGCCACGTGCCGTCAAGCACTTGCGGCAGGACGGAATCGAGGGCCATCGGATGACCTATAAAGGCGATGCGGCCGTCTCGGTCGACCACAAACGAACGTGGAAGTCCGAAAGAAAAGCTAGCTTCCTTCCAAAGCTTTTTCATTTCGCCTGTGCAGTCGATTCCGACACGGAAGTTCAACTTCGGGACGTTTTCCGTCAACCATGGGTCCAAATGCGCTCGAGCCTCATCGGCAGTTTCAGCCCGTTCTTCTGCAGCGACGCCAACGACCTCCAACCCTCGGTCCCTGTATTTCTCCTGCAGCTGTATCAGATTGAGCATCGGCCCCACACAAAATCCACACTTGGTGGAAAAAAATTCGAGGACGTAGACTTTGCCGGGCTGGCAGTTCGCGAGGGGCTCGCCCCCTATCCAGTTTTGCGCTTGAATTGCAGGAGCTTTTGACTCCATAGATAGGCTCATATTACTTCTTCCTTGTTTGCCCGACGGATGTGGGGATTAGGGCGCCGGGTGGCAAGGCCCCACAAATCGGCAAGATCGTCCAGGCAGGACCGGAGTTCATTGGCGGCGGCCAACTTGCCGCGCCTCGATCGCCCGAGTTCATGCAAGGCATATCCCTCGCCGCATATCCGACATACCAGCTGGTAACGATCAGGATCACGCAAGCGGCGCCGGGCGCGGCGCAATTCATCGGCGGCCATCAGCTGACGTTCGGTGATCGGATCGGATCGCCGGCCGCCGTCCACCGGCTCCTTGCCATAGTCGATGGCGCCGGCACCCTTGCCGCCCATGGTTTCCCATAGGGCGCCGAACTTGTTTGCGGCGGCGAGCTGCGCGGGATCGAGGCGGCCACGCGAGTAAAGCATGATGACCGCGCTCTGGCGGGTATTGATTACCGCGCTGATCTGCTTGGGGTTGCCGGCGGTCCCTGAATGGGCGCGGCTGTAGAATGGATTATCGACAACGACGCCGCGCAGGGAACGGTGCGGATCGTGCGGTTTCCTCTTTACCATGAACTCCTCGGGCGTGAATCAAACGAGGTCGCCCGATTATAGCAAACCCGCTGCGCTGGCTCGGGCGATCAGGAGCATGACAAGGCCGAAGGCCACTGCCACGGTCAGCGCGAAGACGTGATATCGCGAAATCATGAGACGGCGGGGCAGACGGTGTGCCATTCGACCTTAAGCATGGCTCCTGACCTTGGGCTTTTCATCTGAGAAGGCCGCCTGAATGGCCTTGAGCTTGCGGTCGCGGACGGCGATTTGATGCATGAGTTGCTGGACGAGCGTGGCGTCCTTGTCATCATCGAAGAACGAGCCGAGGATATGGTTGGGCGGGTAGCGCTGTGACCACTTCACCACAGAGGAAACGGCTATGTCGAACCGCTCCGCCACCACCCGACAGTTCCGACCGGCCGTAACTGCAGCCATTACGCGTTCACGAAGATCATTCGAATAAGGTCGCGTCATGGATGCTGGCCTCCATTCCAGCATCCATCATGAATCACAATTCCGCCGATTTGGGAATCTGGACCACATTCCGATAAGTCATGAACCGCTCTAGACTGTCATGGAAGCGTTCCTGTCAAATTCCAGACCGTCCCACTGTCCATGCTTTGATTGAGCACCGAGATGGTGCCGTTGGCCGCTCCCCTTTGATTGGCGGGATCCGTCGTCTGTTGCACGGAATTGAAGATCACTGCAGCAGCGACCGTACCTTTACCGATCTGGACTTGGATGTTCGCATCACCCGCCGCGGTTCGTCCTTGCATGTCGACGCGGGCAACGCCCACGGTATGCAGTGTGCCAGCCCCCCGTCCTAGATCGGCGAAAGTGATTTGTGCAATGACAGCCACACAGTCCTTCTGCTGCTCACGGTTCGGCTTAGTTCTTCCCCGGATTGGGTTGTTGGTGTTCGTCTTGGTCAACGGCATGATGAACTCCTCTCTCAGGCCTCCTGATGGAGTCTCAAGATTCGTGCCAAGTTGGCCGATTGAGCTGACGAACAATTATTCGCTGCTATCTCAAAGAGGTGGGCGGAAAATGCGGGATCGGGCGAAGAGGAATGCGTGTCGCGGACAAAGTTGACGATGATGTCGTAAGTTGGACGTAGGGCGTGATCCCAAGCTCCTTGCAGATCAGCATCAGCGCCGAGGCCGAGACCGAGACCGAGACCGAGACCGAGACCGAGACCCGGTTCATCCCCTTCTCGTATTTTTGCAATTGCTGGAAGGTTATCCCTAGCCTTTCAGCAAGCGCCTCTTGCGACATGCTACGCAGCAGGCGGAATTCCCGAACGCGGGCGCCTATCTGCTGATCAATCTCCGTGGTCTGAATTTTCAAACTCCGCCTCATGCGTCGCCCTTTCATTGTGGCTTACCCTCCTGTCAGCACTTGGGAGCGGTGGCGAGCGAGCGGCCTTGATGGCCGCGTAAAAATGCGTCCAATGCGAGGGTGGACAAGACTATTCTAAGCTTAGAGACCGCCCCCAGGTCTCACTGTTGGACGGCCTTAAAATCACAGGCACCCGCTATCTCTCACTGCCAGTGCCGTTTCGTCTCAGGCTTATACCCGGAACTCATTGCGCTTGCGCTTGCTTCGCATCGAATATGCGAACTCGCGCAAGCGCCCCCATCAAAACCAAGTTTACTACATAAGCTGCCGCCACTAAAAGGGCGGTCACGATTGCCATGCGTACTGCCGGGTGTGAGTATGGGGACAGTGAAGCAACCTTGACCGCTATTGGAATTAGCGGAAGATGAATTGCGTACAAAGGAAACGAAATGTCTCCTAGCGCCTTAGACAGCCTATCGAAGGAGACCGGCACCTCGTATCGAACGGCCAACCAAAGAATCAACGGGCATGCGATAACAATAGAGGGGATCGACAGTATTACCGTGCTCTCCGTTCCATGAGGCATATAAAACACCAAGATTAGTGCGGCGCAGAGCCCGATTGACGCAGCTGATCTAATGCGTGGCTTAGCCGTTTTTGCAACGTAGCTGCCAAAGCTGAATGAAAATACTACGCGTAGAATTCCGATATGGAAGTTCGACCAATTCCATCCGCCAAGCCAATCAGCTTTAAGGATCGCCATGACAAGAAGCGCGGCTGCGACGCACGATATAAGAAGGAGCGTGCGCGCGGACCGCTGAAACAGGAACAGGCAAAAAACGCCGCTGATGCACATTTCGCAGAAAAGTGACCATCCTGGAGGGTTGAAAGGAAAAAAGTTTTCTAGCGGCAGGGGAGAAGGGAGCATCATCGCATTGAAGATTGCTGATACAGTTGCAGCGGGGATGCTGCTCATTAGCTCCGTGCCGACCCGTAGACTATAGGCGTAGAGCATAATGCCGAGTATCAAGCCGGTTATGTAAAGCGGGTAAAGACGATTGAAACGGGCAATCATGAATTGCAGGGGTGAAAGACCTCCGGCAAGCTTGTCACTGTATGACCTAGTCAGAACGAACCCACTCAGTCCGAAAAAAAATCAACAGCTACATATCCAGAGAGGCCGATCGGATAGACATGATTGGCGTGAAAGTGAATCACTGCAATCGCCCCGATACCTCGCATCGCATCAAGCAGTAGATACCTGCTACCTTGCATTAGTCGTCTCCATCAAGCGCTAATTTAGCATCAGCTATACATCTTCGTAGTCAGAGTCGACCTGCCATTTCCATTTTCATACGTAGTTTTGACCAATTCCTCCGGTCGTTTGATAGTTACCCACAATTCTAGATAGCTCGCCGTGTCAATATTGTTTTCCGCCAAATTGGCAATTATCATCCGGACAATTATGACAGCCAGCGAATACAAAGCGGCGATCGCCGCGCTCGGGATGGATCATCGGACGGCCTCGACAGCCTTGGTGAATAGGGCTTCGCACGTCGCAGCGCTACGCATTTCAGGGCGCACCCCGGATCATCCTCTCGCGCTTGAGCGCGTTTGCCATAAAATCTAAGGGGAAAAATGCGGCGTGAAAGACAATATTGCTTTCCTAATTTGGTCGAACGAGCACCGCCGCTGGTGGGGCCCGGGACGTCACGGATATGCGACCCGTGTGGCTGACGCCGGCCGCTACAGCGAATCAGAGCCGCTGGAAGTCTGCACCAATGCTATGCTCGGCCGCTGGGCGACCATCCTTTGCCGGAAATGCCTGTCCCGTTGAAGCTGGTCAATTTCGCGGTGGAGCGGTTTAAAGCCCTATCCCGGCTATGACCCGGAGCCGCTGCCGTAGACAAATTTCGAACTCCGGGTGGCTGACCGCAGCAGAGCGTAGCAAAAACCTGCGAAAGAACGCCGCGCTAGTCGGAGAAATGGCGGGGAAAATCCCACGTAGGCCGCCGCCCTGCACCCCCCTAGAACAGGGCCGACTATGGTTCACCCGGAATGGCCGAGCCCGCCCCATGCCACATAGGCGGGCTCGGCCGCAATTCTCAGTAGACAAGCGGATGAGCAGCTTATGTCCGAGCGAGCGGAAATCTGCGTCGGGGCTTAGGGGGCTTATTTCCTCCGCCACGATCGCGTCCACGATTCCTGCATTCTCGCCAGCGCGGCATCATGCGAGTCGCTAAGAACTGACAGCGGTGTTTGGCGGGATCAGCCGGCCGGTAGCCGCTTCCACGGATCGGCGCGTCCTTGGGGATGAGCCGTTCCGGGTCCAGCGCTTGCAGGACGAATTCATGCGTGGCGCCGGGCATGTAGAAAACCACCCTCTCGGCCTCGGGGCCGGCGTGGTCAGATCGTAGAGCGAGAGCAGATATCGGCTCCAGACCAGGTGCGCCCATGGCGCGTCGATGATCCACGCGGCGCTGCTTTCCGCTTTCGAGTCGTCAAATTCGCCGTTGTGGTGCCGGCGGCGCAATTTCTTCGGCCGCTTTGTTCCCGAATCCACATCCGTACTGGACGTGTTCTCGCGCCGTTCCGTCAGCATTAGCTCTTAATCTTGCAGTAGAGTTTCCACTTTCAGCAGACAGGGAAACTGGTAAGCCGCGTGGCTCATAACCACGAAAGACCGGGTTCCCAAGCCTGCAACCAACACACAAAGCGGCCCCCCCGTTTCATCTTAGGGGCGTCTGAGGAACATCCGGGACATCGGGCGGCACCTCATTCTCTGGGACGAGCCCCCAGTATGCTCACCACGAGAGCGATGAGGATGAGATGAGTACGAGGAAGGCAACGCCGGCTCTTCCTCACATTAGATAACGTTAACATGGTTGGAAAAAGCCTCAGCCAAGATGGCCAGCGCGAGTGGGATATTGTAAAAGGCGATTAGAGGTTAGCGCTCAGCCAGCCGCCTCCCCATGTAACTAGTCCCGTTACCGCTCGAAGAAGCGCACCGAACGGGCTACTCCCACAGAAACAGGTCACCATGTGCTACCGCGAGGTCACCATGTCCTACCGCGTCGTCGAATACGATTCAGGCCCTACCGGAATGTCCGGCATGGATTTGCTCATAAGCGAGTGGGAGGCCAAAGGCTATTCGCTCCAACAGATAGTGCGCGGAAGCGCACAGCAATGGGTGTTGCTCTTCTCTCTTAACGACGGCGTAGAGCAGCCCGGTAGCTCGCCAGCCTCATAAGCTGGAGAGTCACAGTTTCCAAGCCTGTCGCCGTAACCATATCATCCCTCACCATCGGTGGCGGCTTTTTCGTTTCAGGAGCGTCAATGAAGACCCCTTCCCAGAAGAACGACCAGCCTACCCCTGAGGGCCCGTACTGCATCCGCTTCTATAAGCACTACGCGGATTCACCAGCGTGGGAGTTGGTGCCGCAGGCATTGACTTACCTCGAAGAGAGTGGGTTCGCGATCGGGCGCGGGCCGCAAACTCCGCCGCTTTTCACGGATTCCTGCATGGCAGCCATCGGTAAAGACGGCAAGGCAATCGGCTTCCTCACCTGCGACTGCGACGGGGAGAGCTGGGATATCACGCTCTCCTACGTGCTGCGCGAGCATCGACGGAAAGGTGTCCACACGGATCTTTTCTATGCCCTTCGCGACAAAGCCAAAGAGCAAGGAAAGGTCGTTTCAATCAACTGCATGACGCACGCCAACAACCTGCCCGCCCAAGCAGCATTCGAAGCGCAAGGTAGGACAAAAGAATACATCGTGTATTCCTATCGCCTGAAGGACGAGATCGTCGGCATAGAGCCCACTGAGAGCTCAGTAGCGCAATCGCGGGGCCATAGCTTTGAGGAGATGAGGATGCCCGAATACCTAGTCGAGTCCTTCGATACCGGCCTAGACGGCCCCAAGAGCATGCAAGCCTTCATCAACGAGAAGGCGGCCGAGGGGTATTCGCTCCACCAGGCAATCGAGCGCAGCCCGTGTCAGTGGGTGTTGATCTTTTCCTCGCTCAGCTGCGGGCAATGCCAAGCCACATAAGCGTGAAGGCAGAGGGTGCTGCTGGAAGCCTCCTGATGGAAAGCCCGACAATGAAACTCCGATATGCCCGACGGCGGAGTCGCAAGTGACGCCAGATCATCCGCAAACACGTCAAGAAACAGGGAAACTCCAGTGAAAAGATCACCCGACAATACCGTCACCGCAGGTCGTCCGGCGTGGCCAGAATTTCGGTCTCGCTGGCTGCGCATAATACTTGCTGGGACCGCGCTGGCCCTGGCGACGACTGCTCTTGCTCCGACCGCAAGCGCCGCCAGAGTCTTAGTTATCGAGCCAATCGTGTGTGAGCCTGAGGACAAAGTCTGTGAGGGGCGCCGTGAGGAACAACACCAGAACTTCGTGGAAACGTGCAAAGAGATCGGTGGTACTTTGGAGGGTAATGGGTGCGTAATGCAGGAGTAGGCGGCCGTCCGGTCCGCCGGACGAAGGATGCCGCCCCGGCGTGTCTTGGCCTTTGCCTCGATCTATGACAGCGATTCGCAACCAGATGCGGCGCGGGTGGGCAGCGTTCAGATTGATCGGGTCATGCGCTTCAATGCGCATGGCCCCCAAGGGCTAATCAATGGCAAGGCTCCCGGTCTGCCATCACGTTTGAACAATCACCAGCACGAGAACTGGCTCTCAAACCGCATTAATACTCGTCCTCATCTCTCTCGTGTTGAGCATCCTGGCGGTCAATCGAACATCGATGAAGCGCGCCCGAATACGCAGGTGCTGGTTCCTACCAATTACTTGTGAGATTGGTTGCGCCCGGCGGAATTCGCGGGGGAACTGACAGTTTCCCAAGGGCTCAAACCCGCCTTCCGAGGCGGGTTTTCAGTTCGTCATCGTGAAGCCTGGGTCCACGTTCGCCTCAAGTTGCCACTTCAATCGCTCCCGTCCGAAAAAACCTTGTAGCAGTCCTAGTTGACAGCAACCTGAACGCTGCCGCGACTCACTTATCTCCACAGCTTCCTCCGTTCGGTTCAATGCTTGAGGATGCGAGTGCGCAAAAGCGCCTCGCTTGGGTTCACTGGGTCGATACTGAAATCGGGGGGATCGTGGTCGGGCTGATGGTGGCGCTTCGCGCGCGCGACTCCGAGTCTAGAGCTACAAGATTCTTGCTTATTATGGACTCTGGATTCTGGAGTCATGCTGCGAGCATTGCTTGTGCCGAATTCCTCTTTAGTTTCAGCACCTTTCGACCAACGAGCGGCTGACATCTTTTTTCCCTTTTTGCTCCACTTTTCTTCACGTACCATTTTCCGGGAGTAGATCGTGCCCCTCGAATTGACGCTAAAAACGCCCGCTTTTTGCAGTTCGGCTAGCAGCTTTTCGACCCGCCTGGGCGTGCCGTTTGTCAGCGTGGCGAGCGTCTGTGCATCGACCTTCTGGCGCCCTAGCTTGAGATGACCGCGAGGCTTGGCGGCGTCCATTAGGCAAAGCATGTCCATCCAGAGGCCGCGCGCGCCATAGCTGCATGTGCGCAAGGCGGGGTCTCCGAGCCAGTCGGACGGATAGAAGCGCATCCACCGTTCCGCGGTCATGCTGCCGCCTCCGCAAATAGGAGGCGGACTTTTTGCGAGCACGTCGCGGCCCATCTGGCGATGCATGCGGCCTCGGCCTCGTCCTCGTTCCCGGCCGTGATCCGAAGCGCCTTACAGTATTGCTTCGCTTGCGCCTTGGCGTCGGCACGAGACAGCTTGCCGCCGCCCTTGCCATAGATCGCCGCGCGCCATGTGGCCGGCGGGACCGATTCATGGGGAATGCGGTAGCTGATCGCCTCCCCCCGGATGATGCCTTGGATTTCCGGCAATAGCAGCTGATCGGCGTTGACCGTCCAGACGGCGGGATCATCGCCGCCCAGCCCGAGCAAATTGGGATTCGGCTTCTTGGGATAAGCCGAGATGCGCCGCCGGGCGCGCTCCCACACGATGAAATCGGGGCGGCGCTCTTTCGACCCGACCAGCCGCTTGAACTGGCGCGCGAACAGTTCGCATTTTTCCTCCGGATCGCTCGCGTCCTTGCACGAAAACGAGCCGCAACGCATGTCGCGCTCGTCACCGGGGTATTCGTAGAGCGCGAACCCGGTGCGTGTTATGGACTGGTCGAGGCCGAGGATAAGCATCAGGCTACCGGCGCCCTAAGACAGCGACGTAAAGCTCATCAAGAACCGCCGCTTCGTCTAACGTTTCCTCGCCTTTGCGCCGCTTGTACTTCCGTGCGTCGTCCAGCCATGGAGGATTTGCTATCAGGATAGGCACCGGGACATATTGGCCGAGCGATTCAACGTAATGCGCCGCCGCCTTGAGCTTGGCGACGATCGGAGTCAGCGGCTCGGGAATGTCGAGCTTGAGTTGCCGGCCGTCGGCCGGTGGGGTCCGCTTGAAATGCTGGGCGATGAATGCCACGACGCCATTCCGCAACATAGCGTCGGCGCCCTCGATCTCGGCGGCGGCGGTCGTCTCGGGGAAGGCCTCGCGTATGATCTCGTCGGCGACGGCCTTGGCATTCAAGCCATGCACAGCCGCCGCCCGGTTCACCAAATCGAAGAAATTACGGAGCTTGTCGTTTAGCATCACAGTTCCTCCAAGAAGCGGCCCAACGCCGCAGCGCATTTCCTCACGGCGGCGATGTTGGCCGCCTGATCGTCCGTCCGCTCGACCATGCCGCGCCGCGCAAGCTCCATGTTTTCGCCTTGGGCCGTCCATTCGCTGAGAGCGCGGCAAGCACCGTAAAGATGCGTCCATGCCGCGCCGGCTTTGGTAGGCGCGCGGTAGAGTGGGTTCTTTATCGATGGTGCCCGGCCGCCGATTTTCGCGGCCTCGATCACCTCGCGGCGAAGCGCCGCCCGCGTCGGTTCTTGGCGGGCGGCCACCTTCCGATCCAAAGCGCGGCGGACGAGGCCTGGCTCGGCTTTTTCGGCGTCCCGGATCAAGCGGGCTTCGTGAACATCCTTGCGGGAAAGGCCGATGTCAGCGGCGGTGGCCTTAATGTTCCCATCTGGAACATTTACCGGCTTCCCCTTTCTCGCGACTTCCCCCCGCTCCTGCGCAGCGTCGTATTCATTGGCGAGCCGGCGTTTGGCGAGGCTTTCGATTTCCAGCGCGTCGGCTTGCGCGCGATGCGCGGCGGCGATCAACTGGTCGTGTGCGTCCTTGGCCTTGGCAAACCGGGCCGCTTTCTTCGCCGCATCGTAGGCCACAGACGCGGAATAGCTGGCCTCAAGCACCTCCGCAGCGCTGACAGCGTTCGCAAGCTGTGACGCGGCGCGGTTGACAAGGCTCGGGAGGTTTTCGTGAAAGTTCATTGCGCCGCCTCCATGTAACTTTTTGCGATTTCGTTTGAGGGGCGGCCGATGAAATGCGGGCCGCCAGAATGCCGGCGGTCGAAGCGGTGCCACGCACAGGAATCCTTGGCTTGGTGCTTCGTGGCCGGTATCCACTTGAGCCGGCCGACAGCGACGATGTGGGAGCAATAATCGAGGTAGGGCGCCGCTTGCTTGGTGTGCGCCCAATCGGCATCAAACAGGAGCCATGTCGGCAGGATATCGGAAAAGCGCTCAATCATCGGATGGAGCACCGCCCGCGTCCACGGCGGGTTCGTCACGATGGCGTCGGCGCCTTGGAAAATGTTTTGATCGCAGGTCAGGGCGTCGAAGCCGTCGCGCAGATCGCGGGCAAAGGCGCAGAGGAAGCCAAAGCTGCATAGATGCGCGACCAGATTGCCGGCTCCCGCGCACGGCTCAACAAAGGTCACGATCCCCTCGGCGCGCAGATGCGGGATCACCGGCATTACCCCCTTCAAGGGGGTGGCGTAATCGTCCGCCTTGCGCCGGGGGAACGAGGACCGCTTACCCATGGCGCGGCACCCGAGGCTGATAGCCGATCAGTTGATGGTAGGGGCACCATTTCTGGCCTTTGCGGGTGCCAGCGCCGCAAAATAGGTGCTGATCCGGGGCGGCGCTATGCGGGCTCACCGGCCAATGGCAATCGCCGCGCTTCAATTCGGCCAGCGGCACGAAGCGCATGGGCGGCGGTGGCAGCTGGACGACCGGTGCCGGGGCGGTTTTGACTTTCGCGGCGACTTTTTTCACCGGCCACCTCCTCGAACTCGCGACTTTGGGCGGGCGCTTCATCAGCGCCCTTAATCGGTCATTGCGGAAAATCCGGCCGATGGCCGCGCCTCGGGAAATCCCCATCGCTTGGCCGATCTTCGCGGCCGACCAGCCTTTTTCGAGCATGCCGGCCACCTTCTCGCGGTCGACCTCTTTCCAGATGACGTTCTCGGGTTCTCGATTTGGCATGGCGGGGCCTCCTATTCGGCGGTCTCGGCCAGATCGGCCTCGTCGTCGTCCTCGGGGTCGTTTCCGCCATCATCAGCTGCGGCCAGATCGGCGGCTTTCTTGGCGCGATCGGCTTGTTTCTTCTCCATGGCGGACTGAAGGTTGGCGGCCATTTCCGCCTGCGCCTCTTTCCAGCCCTTCGCCCACGCCCGGCCCTGCGCCGAATTCTCGTCGTAAGGATTGGTGTTTGGGCTGGCGGCTTCATATCCCGCCCTTTCGCCCTCGCGCCTCGCGCGATCGACGGCCGGCTCGCGGTCGAAATCGAATTCCGTTTGCGCGCCGATCGGCAGCGCGAAATATTGGCCGATCTGTGCCCGACGCTGCTGTTCGTTGATAATGATCTGCTGGTCCTCGATCTGCGCGCAGCGAAGGCCGAAATCGATGTCGGCGAGGACGATGCCGTCCGCCTTGGCTTGCTTTCGGAGCGCGAGCCGCTTGGCGTTCTCAGCCTTGCATATATCGGTTTGTTTCAGGATTTCGCCGAGATGATGCATGAAAAGGGCCTTTTGCTCGGCTGGCGTAAGGTCCTTGGAATTGTCGCCGATGGTGGCGGGCATGGGTGGCCTCCTCTTTGGGTCCAAGGGGCGGCCACCGCGTCAGTCGAGGCCGCCACGGAGGAAAAGGAACCCCAGCGGCGCGGTGGCCTTTTTCCCGCCGGCCGGAGCAAGGTGCGGCCGGCGGAACAGAAATGGCGGCTATTCCGCCGCCTCGTTTGGCGCCGGCCCGAAAATATCCGGGCGCAACAGATGGCAGGAGATGCCGGTTTCGAGGGAAACCCGGCGGGCGTGCTTGTAGGGGACGACCTTCCAGGCATCCACCGCTTGCCGCGTTATCCCGAGCATCGGCCCGAGGATGCGCGATCCCCCGGCCCTTTCCTTTGCGAGCTTGCAAGCCGCGAACGGATCATTCGGCAAAATGTCTTTGCGTCTGCTCATGCTCATAATGAAAACAATATTTGCACGGCGGATCAAGACATTTTGAGAATTCCACGGTGACAAGCTAAGCTGGCGTGTGGCATGGTTGAACCTAGGTGGGGGAAATGCACCTGTGACGAGCGGGAAAAGGCGATTAGGGAGCCGCGCTGAATCAGCGGCGGGTAAAAAACGGGAGGCAGCTGAAAAGCATGCAGAGCTTGTCGAGCTTGGCAAACGCATCAGATATCTCAGGAAGGAAATACTCGGCTACCACCGGCAATCCGACTTTGCTGACCGCCTTGGGGTGACCCGAGGGGCCGTAGGAAATTGGGAGATCGGCGTCGGAATGAAGCGCGATCACCTGATAACGATCGCGAAGGAATTCAATATTTCGTGGCTCTGGCTTGCCGAGGGAAAAGGCTCCCCGATCGCAAAGCCGAGCATAGATTCAAAGCTGGAACTGCTGCCGCCGGAAGAGTACGAAACGCTCTATGAGCACTTTCAGACCATGATTGATAACCGGCTGCGGGCATTGGGAAGGAAAGAGAACGGGGGCGACGAAGACTCGGGTCCGCCCGAGGTTGAAACAGGGGGTTATTCACAGCGGCGGAAACCAAAATAATGAGAGGTTATATGCGGTTATGGGTAGACTCTTGGTATCGGAACATGACTCAGAGGATGGACTCCCCCCGGCTCTGACAGACTTTCGCGTCGTTGCCGTCGGCGACAATTTCGTCGCCCATATGCAGACGGAGGACGGCCAGCGTATGGCCGTCCTGATCCGATCGTTCGACGACGCCGCTTGGCTCCAGCATGAGGCCAGCCAAGCCCTCGCAGCGATGATCTCCAGCGTTCGAAATGCCCCCTACCCGGCCCGGCAATTCGCCGAGGTGATCCGGCGCGCCGCGCGCCCGGACGTGCACAAGAGCCATGTCCGATTTAACCCGGCCACCGAGCAATTCAATTACCATCTTCACTTCCCCCGACGCGCGCCGATCTCGATGACGCTGACCGACGCGGACATCGACATTATGCGCGCCAAGCAGCAGGCCGCCCGATCGATCGCGCGCGCCGATCGATAATCATACCAACGGATATCTTGACGCCGCCCGAGGCCGCCAAACGCGCTTCGGGGGCGAGTCTCCGCGTCGGACTGACTCGACGTTAGCCAGCGAAGCGACTCCTCCGTTTTTGCAAATAACATTTGCACGCCTCTTGTGGGGCTGTGCAATTATTGTTTTCATAAGGGCCTCCATAAAAAGGAGCACTTCATGCAAAACGATTGGGATAAGTGGCAGGCCGCGCTTGCCGATCCTAGCAAGATTGGCACCGGAAAACTCACCATTCATCCGGGCGAGCCTTGGACCGGCTATTTCCGCGTCCGCCGCAAGGGCGGCGATTGGGAGCCGGTGCAGTTTTGGCGGGGCGCTGACGGCGATTGGTACGCGACGCGATCCGGCCGCCCCGTCGATCGCGACCAGATCGAGGATTTGTTTCTGTGGGCCGTCAAGCAGCCCATCAGCGAGGAAGCGTTTGACCGGGCCACGGCCGGCAACGGATGGGCCGACGAGCCCCAGCGCCCGGGCGCCGGCATAGGCCATAACAGCGGCGCCGAGGCTGATGAATATGAGGCCCTGCGGATCGAATGGCTCGGCGAAAAGGAACAGGCCCTCGCCTTCCTGAAAAAGCCGATTGCCAGCAAGGAGGAAGCCGACAAGGCGGCCATATGGGCGCGGCGGCTCAAGGATATCGCCAACCGGGCCGACAAGCTGCACGCCGAGGAAAAGGCGCCGGTTCTCGTCAAAGCCCGGAAGATCGACTCCAAATGGCGCGAATTGCGCGAGGAGCCTGAGGGCCTGCAAAAGCTCCTGAAACGGCATCAGCTTGCGTGGCTCCAAGAGCAGGACCGGATGGAAAAGGAGCGCGTGCGGGCCGCCGCAGCCGAAGCCGAGCGCTTGCGCCGCGAGGCCGAGGAAAGCTTGAGCAAGGCAAAGACGCCCGAGGCCGAGCGCAAGGCCGGCGAAAAGTTGGCCGCCGCAAAAGAGGCCGAGCGCGAGGCGGAATACAGGCGCCCGCAAGCCGGGCGAACCGGCGCCAAGACATCGCTGCGCACCCGCCGCGTCGGCCGGATCATCGATCTCGACACCTTCCTCGCCTCGATCAAGGACAGCCAAGAAATCAAGGACGCCGCCGATAAGGCCTGCGCGCGCTTGGCGAAAGCCAATGTCGCGGTGCCTGGAATGGAGATTATCGAGGAAAGGACAGTCGTATGAACCAGCTTGCAAAAGCGCCGCGCCGGTCTGTGCTTGTCGATATGGCCGCGCATTTCGGCATGGAGGCCGATGCCTTCGAAATGACGGTGCGGGCGCAATGCTCGCCGACTCCAAAGAAGGGCGAGCAATTCCGGCCGCTCACCCGCGAGGAATTCGCCGCCTTCCTGCTGGTCGCCAAGAAATACGACCTCAACCCGCTGACCCGCGAGATTTTCGCCTATCCGAAGCGTGGCGGCGGTGTCGTGCCGATCGTCTCGATTGACGGGTGGATCAACCTCGTCAATTCGCACCCGGCTTGCGACGGCTTCGAATTCACGTGGGAGCGCGACGCCAACGGCGATCCGATTTCTTGCACGTGCATCATGCATCGCAAGGACCGAAGCCACCCGACCGTCGTCACCGAATACCTCGCCGAGTGCTGGCGCGACACCGAGCCATGGAAAATGAAGCACCGCATGTTGCGCCACAAGGCGCTGATGCAATGCGCCCGCTATGCATTCGGCTTTGCCGGCATCTACGATGAGGACGAGGGCCGGCGGATCGCCGAGGATCAGAACATTGCCCTATTGCCGCCAGCGCCGCGCGCGCCGCGCATAGGTCAGCAGAGCCCTGCTGGTGAAAAAATCCAGACGGCGCAGGGTGACGCGACGGAGGTCGAGTCGGGGACCGGGCAGCCGCCGGTAGACTCGACCTCCCCCCTTGATGGCGAGCCCGACCCCGATCGCGAGGAAATGGGCGGCGTCGATGCCGACTCCACCCCGGACGCGGAATTCTTTGACGAACTGCGCGATCGGCTGGCCGAGGCGAAAGACGCCGCCAGCGTGGAGGAAATCTGGACCGAGCTTGACCCGATGGCGCGGTTCGAAGGCTCCGACCTTGATCAAGAGATTTGCCAGAAGATCAAAGCGCGCCGCCTGCGCGATCTCGAAAAGGAGGATGCGAAGTGAGACCGACGTTTGACAATGCCGCCCTGATCGATTGGTTGGCCGCGCAGGACCCGGAGCAATTCTATGATTACGTCAGCTGCCGCGAGTGCCTGCTGGCGCAATATCTCCGCTGCCGTGGCTTCCCCCATGCATTCGTCGACTCCGAGCGGGCGCATCTGCGCCGCTATGGGCTGGACGCGCGCGATCTGCCGGCCGGCTGGAACCAAGTAGCGCAGCCGAAGCCATGGACGTTCGGCGCCGCCCTCGCCCGCGCAAGGGAGGTGCTGAAATGACCCGGCGCGAATTTAAGGACATGCCCTCCCGCATCGCCCGGTTGCCTCGCGACAAGCGAGGCTTCCCCATCCCGAAGTTTGTCGGCGCCGTGGACAAGAATGGCGAACCGGATTTTCGCCTCGTCAGCCAAGACCACATGGCCGCATGCGTCAGGAAGAACCTTTGCTGGATTTGCGGCGATGTGTTGGGCACCCGCAAGGCGTTTGCCCTCGGCCCGATGTGCTGCATAAACCGGGTATCGGCCGAGCCGCCGTCGCATTACGAATGCGCGGTCTTTGCCGCCAAGGCATGCCCCTTTCTTTCCAATCCCGACGCCCGGCGTCGCGAGCGCGATCTGCCCGAGGCCCGCGAGGTCGCCGGGATCATGATCGAGCGCAATCCCGGCGTGACCGCGATTTGGGTGACGCGCTTCTATAGCCTGATGCAGGTTTCAAACGGCGTCCTGTTCTTCGTCGGCGAGCCGGAAGGGCTCGAATTCTACGCACGCGGGCGCGCCGCGACCCGCGCCGAAATCGAGGCATCCATCGCCTCGGGCATTCCCCATCTGGAGGAGGTCGCCAAGCGCGACGGGCGCGGGGCGATGTCGGAACTCAAGCGCATGCGGAAACGCTTTGACGCCCTGCTGGCCGATCGGGTGCCGGCATGACGAAGGACGAGGAGCAATTGTGGCGCGCCGAGCAATACCAACGCCTCGCCGCCCTCAATTATGAAAAGGCGCTGGAAAGCGATCGCGACGCCGACCGCCTGATCTACCAGAGGATGGGCGCGACCTATTCGCGGTTCTCACGGCGATTGATGGGAATAGAGCAATGAAGAACGATATCCCCCCGCTCCGCATGACCGTTGAAGCCGGCAAGCTGGCGCCGGCCGATGCCTTTTCCGCCGAGAGGCTCGAGTCCTACCGGCATGGCACAACGATGTTCGTCCAGCCGATCACCGATCCGCAAAGCAAGAAGCGCCGCAAGTTTTGGGCGGTCCTCGGGCTCGTCATCAAGAACTGCGAAACGCCCTGGCGCACCGTCAAGGATGCCGCGAACGCGATTAAGCGGACGTTCGGCCTGATGGATGACGGCGGCACGACCGGCAACGTGCGGATAATGTATCCGCGCAGCCTGAATGATCTGACCGAGCCCGAATTCGAGGAATTCTATGAAGACGCGATGCTCTATTTGCAGCGCGTGACCGGCATCGATCCCGAGACGCTTTCCAAGGAGTCGCCCGATCCCGGCGACGATCAACCGCCGGCCTCATCCTCCAGCGAGGCCGACGCAGGCAGCGGCGGCGGTGGCGAATCCCCCAATCCCGAAGGCAACCCCGCCGCCGCTGCCACCCCGCATCGGGACGAATGCATCGCGAAGTTTCATCAATTCGCGACCGATGAGGAAACCTCGGCGCAGTGGAAGCTCGAAAACCTCGCCCCGACCGTCAAGGCGGCGTGGGTGCAACAATTGCCCGACGATATCCCCTTTGTTGAGGCGTGCTGCCGAACGGCGGAACAGCTTGTCCGAGGCGATATCAAAGGCCCGGAGGCGACCCGCTATCTCCATGCGCTGGCCGCCAAGCCAAAGGAGCAAGGCAATGGTGACGCAGGAAGAAGCCGCTGAAATTTGCGATCAGGTCAATCTTGATCGTGGAGGCCATTAAGCCTCTTATGGCCGGCCACCCGGCGGAGGTTCAAAGCGTCGTGCTTGCCGATCTGGTCGCCACCTTCATTGCCGGCTGGTCGCCTAATCTCCGCAAGAAGATGCTCGACGCCCTTATTGCAAATGTCGGCGACCTGATCCCCGTTAATGAAATGATCCTTTTCGGCCCGGAAGGGCACCCGGATAGGGAGATGACGCGCCAATGATTACCACCCGCGAGAAAGCCAATTGCGCCGCCCGCGAAGTCAAGCAGCGGCGGTGGGTCTATTCCCGGCTCGTCGCCGAGGGCCGCATGCGGCAGCAATCCGCCGAGCATGAGATTGAGGTTATGCAAGCCATCGCCGACGACTATTCGCGGTGGGCCGACGAGGAGGAGTTGCAAACGAGGTTGCCGCTATGACCCTCAAATCAGACCCCATCTCTTACCCGCCTCGCGGTCTTAACCGTGAGGAGGCCGCCCGCTATATCGGCGTCGGCCTAAGCAAGTTCGATCAGCTGGTGGCCGACCGACGCATGCCGAAGCCGAAGCGCCTTGACGGGCGCACGGTATGGGATCGCGTGGCACTGGACGTGGCGTTTTCGGAACTTCCCGAGGAAGGTCAGGAGAATTTCTTCGATCGCGCAGCGGCGACCAAGCGGCAGTGATTGGGCCGCCGGTAGGTTGCGAAATACCCGTTGAACGAATATATTTTCTATCCTAACGTCCGGCCATGGACTTCGAATTTGACCCGGCCAAGAGCGCCACGAACCTTGAAAAGCACGGCATCGACTTTGATGCCGCGCAGGCCCTCTGGCTCGATGAACGGCTGTTGGAAGTCCCTGAGAAAACCGAAGATGAGCCCCGCTTTCTGGCAATAGGCCAGATCTCGGCAAGCACTGGACAGCGGTTTTCACCTATCGCGGCACAGCCATTCGGATCATTTCGGTGCGCCGCGCCCGGAAACAGGAGATAGAGCACTATGAAAGCCTCTGAATTTGACCGGCGCTTTGATGCCGGCGAGGATATCACCGACGCGGTTGATTGGGATAAGGCGCAGCGCCCCAATCTGGAGCCCCATCGCGTCAATGTCGATTTCCCTTCGTGGGTGGTTGGGAAATTGGACCAAGAGGCGCAGCGCTTGGGGATCACCCGGCAAGCGCTGATTAAGGTGTGGATCGCCGATCGGCTGGAGGGGCGAAATGGCGCAGCATCCTGATTACCCCGGCGTATCCCCGATGGTCACGCGGCACGGCAAGACGCTGTGGCGCTATCGCCGGAAAGGGAAAGAAGCGATGATGCCGGGCGAGCCGCACACGCCCGAGTTTGATGCTGCCTACGGCGCGATCATTGAAGGCCGGGCGCTTCCGAACGCCGATGTCATCCGGCACCCGAAGGCCGCCGCGCCGCGCAGCCTCAAGGCCGCCTATCAGCTTCTCAAGCAAGAGGATGAATGGCTCGCGCTCGATCCACTGAAAACGCAGGCGACTTATGCGCGGACGATCGAGCGGATTTTGGACCTTCCCGCCGGCAATAACAGCACCATCGGAGACGGCCCCTTCGCCGATCTGGAGCGCGCCCACGTCAAAAACATCCTCAAGCATTTCCCGACGCATATGGCGCGCACGGCGCTGATCTGCATGAAAAAGCTGACCATGATCGCTCTCGATCAAGAATGGATTAAGCACGACCCGACCTATCGATTGAAGAAGAACACACCGACGCAAGGCCACCGCCCTTGGCCTGCGGACATCATGGCGAAATTCGAGGCGAAGTGGCCGATAGGGAGCCGACCGCGCACCGCTTATGCTCTGGCGTTATGGCTTGGCAACCGCGTCAGTGATGTGGCCCGCCTTAGCTGGTCGCACTACACCGTCAAGCAGATCATGATCGATGGGACATTGTGCGAATACGAAGGCTTTGAATTCGTCCAATGGAAGGGCCGCAAGAAAAAAGGCGAGGCAATGTTCCTGCCCATGACGCCGATGCTCGCGACCGAGTTGGCGCCGCTGGAACGCGACCCGGAAGGGCCGGTCTTGAAAAAGCAGCTGAAATCGAAAAAGCGCGGGTGGTTCTATGCAGATATCACGCTCACTATCGCCATGGCCGAATGGTGCGAGAAAGCGGGAATTCCGCCCGGCTACACGATGCATGGGCTCCGCAAGTCGCTCGGGGTAAAGCTGGCCGAAGCCGACGCATCCACCCGCCAGATCATGGACACCCTCGGGCACCGCAATATCGCATATGCCGAGCTTTATACGCGCAAGGCATCGCAGGCCCGGCTGGCCATTCAGGCCATGGATAAGGTCTCCGCAATGGAGACGGCGCGCCGCAAGCCTCGCTTGATCGTCAGCAATAAAAAATAG